CACTGATAAGAGTGCCGTTAATGAGCTTGGTATTATAACTTGTGGCTCCAAATACCGCTGTGGTAACGAGGGCTGTGATGAAACTAAAGAAGTATATTAGTATGAAAGAAATTGTTGTTTCAGCATTTACTGAAGAATACGAAATAATTGTTGTTATAGGGACAATTAAAGAGCTGACGAATTATCTTTACAAAGAAACAAGAGGCAGGACAAAAGGACAAATTGAAGAAATTGTTTCTCAGCAAAGGGGTGGTACATGGGATAGATTGAAAACAGCGAATAACCACCCAATTATTTCTATAAACGGTGATCTACCAGTAACTGAGTCGCTTCCAGCGTTAGCTCATGAAGCTTCACACGCTGCGTCTTACATCATGGATTATATTGGTCTTGAAGATCCATCAGACGAGTTCAAAGGACACATTATTTCTGCTGTCATGAGACAATGTATGAAGAAGTTAAAAATTAAGTAAATAGACGAGTCGGGAAACCATACAGTGCGTTCCAACGGGAGTATGGCAGAATGGTTGCAAAGAGTAGAGGGTTCAGGCCATTCAATAAAAGTATATTAGTATGACAGTAGGTGAACTAATTGAACAATTAAAAAACTTTGACCCTGATCTTGAAATTAAGCTTAAAGTTGATGATCTTGTTATAGGTGACATTGGTCTTCACGATTCAAAGACTGTTTTATTTGAAACGTATTAGTACATAGTATGGAGTTAGGTGGCTTTTAGTTCGTAGGCCGCTGGCCATTACGCTGGTTTTATAAGACGAACAATAGACGACGGTCATGGTTACCTAATTCCATTCTGTGTATTAAACTTATTTATTTATAGCGGGGTTGTGAGCAGCTCACGAACCTTAACGGGTTCGTCCCCGCTCATAAGTAAATACTAGCAACGTATGAAAGAAGAAATCCTCTTAAAAACAATCGAATTACTGATTAAGATTATTGATGAACAAGCAGAAGCTATTAAAAGTCTTAATAACCCTTTGACCAAGGTATCAGAAACGTCTAAAAACTGTGATGATTCACCTGATAGTGTGACAAAACCTATCAAGTAGGGAAAACTTTAAGATGTATGAGACTTTGGGATATAATGGTTTATTTAGATAAACACGGGCTGACCATAGGTGAGTTTCAGAAATGGGTTGAACATCAATCTATTGAATTATCTTCAATAGAAGATTATATTGAACGTTTTATTTCTGAAAAAGGTTAAATGTATTTTGCAAGCATAGTGCGGTCCATGTCATTTTTAAGCTAAGCTTAGGTAAGAATTCTTGTGCACGCTGGGCTCACCTAGCTTAAACTAAAAAAGCAGGTCCGTATCCTTAACCACTTATCCACACCCTCTTAACCTAATAATGGTATAATAGGGTTGATGAAAGCTTCCTAGACATCCAAGCGATGTGGATTCTGGAGAAATACCAGACGGCAATAGGAAGCGCCGCATCAGTCCATATCGCCTGGATGTTTTTTTGACCAAGTATCCATTAGGTCTATAAACTGCTGATACTCCGCTTATAACGTACTATATTCACCAACTAGTGTTCAGACTTAATTCCAGGCTCTGTCTACCGCCACATCCTGGTCCCTGGCTTGAACATTAGGCAATAAAAAAAAGAACAGGTTGGTTACCTGCTCGGCATTGTTTCCCCAACACCTGGCTATAATATACCAGGGGGAGGCGGTGTTTGTCAACATTTTATCAACAGTTATGACTAAAACAGAGATATGAAGAAAGAAAGACAGATAGGAGTTTTTGTTGGAGGTCGTTGGTGGCGACATCCGCACTTACTTACTTTACCAAGAGATACTTGGAAAGAATTAAAAGCATTTTATCAACGAGGAATGTATGGTTATGCTTATAGTGATGTATGGAATCTCAATGATTATTTAGCATCAGTGATAGTACCAGCATTGGCTGAAATGAGAGATCAGGGTATGGTCGATCACAAAGCAAGTGGTATGGAAATAGATTTAATGATAAGTGGATTTGAGGCATTTAAGGAGAATAGTGAGATTTTGTTTGAAGAAGACACACACAAATTAAAAGACAACTGGCAAGATATTGAAAAGGAAAATGAGCAAAGACGACTAGAAGGAATGAAGCATTTTATTGATGAATATCATGGATTGTGGTGGTAAATTTATGACTAAAACAGAAACAAATCGTTTAGACAAATTATTTGGTAAAATAATACTTGAAGACCAGAACTACCAGTGCGAGCTATGTGGAGAACGTAGAGAAACCCACATGAACCCTCACCATATCTTTAGTAGAAGAGCCAGAAGCACACGTTGGTATCTCCCTAATGGTTGCTGTCTGTGCTCCGGCTGCCACACACTTAAGCTTGACAGTGCCCATAGAGCACCATTCTGGTACAAGGATGAAATGGTTAGACAGCGTGGTGTACAATGGGAAAAGGATTTACAAGCCCAATGGAACAAAACAAGTAAAGCAGACTATGTAACAGTCTTTAAATACTTAAATGGTGAATTAAATAACTATTGTTAATATGTTTCATAAAAGACTTTGGGAGGCAATAAATTGTTTAAGAATGGATGTGGTTGAGATTTCCGAAAATAGAGTCGGCCCACTGGTATCCTGTGACAAGTGCAAGTGTGTGATTAAAGAGTGCGATGCTATTAAGGGGAAGAGTAAGATAGTTTCATGTGCTGATGATATTTATGTTCCGCCTGGAGAATTGACGTGGACGCATGATGAGGTTTTTGCTGGTGAAAGAGTTGAAAAAGTCTACTACTGTCATCGTTGTAAGAAAGTATGACCTGTGATGTTTGTGGAGTAAAGTTTCTTGTGGATAAAAAAGACTGGATGTCTTATACTGGTTATAAGGGGAAACATTATTGTAGTCCAGAGTGTTGGAAGATACTTTGTGCTGAGGCCTCCACAGATACTAAGGGTTTAAAGAACGGTGTTAATTACGGGACTCACTTTAAATAATGTGCTATAATTAGCCATATGGCAACAGATCAACAAATTTATGATGCAGTAACAACCTTGGCTATTGGTAGGGGTTGGGACGAAAGTGATGCAGACGGATTAACTCAAGCTGAGGTACTTGAGGATCTTATGAGTTTTGGTCAATACTACTGGGGAGACACCTTACTGGACGTTAGAATGGATGAAGAGATCATTGATCCTGAATGGGAATGGAGACAAACAGCAGCTAAGGCAGATAGTTCAGGTCCACACTTTTATTACGAGAACAACCTATCATCTTTAGATTCTAACAGCGCAGGTTAGTATGTTTGAAGAAAGCCACTGTCCCAAAGCTAAATGGTGTGAGTTCAAAACCACAAAGGATAATGATTTAGTCCACAAGGAAGCCTGTAAACACTGCAAAAGAGAAGTTGTCTATGCAAAACACGCAAATGGTCGAATAGACAATAATAGATATTACAGGGAGCACATAAGAGATTTCTGTCAACCCTCTGGCCCAACAGCACACATATTTAAGGCAATTTATGGGGAAAAAGCAGTAGAACAATTTAAAGAAATGAATGACCAAAAGAAGAAAGCATTTCTATGGAAAGAAGGCAAGCATGAGTTCTTTATCAAAGAGCAAGAGAGAATGAATGAAAGTAATTACGAAGATAAATTAAAAGAAAGATTATTAAACTTTTAAAGTATGTCTAAAGAAACCAAAGAGGTTAAAGAGGAAGTTAAGCAAGAAACAGTTAAGTTTGAGGTTCACCCCTCAATTGTGTTTAATTCAATTGGCTTGCTTAAGAGACTGACTGTAACTGGTAGCCAGGATGCAGCACTCTTAGCTGATCTAGCAATGGTTCTCCAGCATCCAACAAACCCAGAGGTTTATAACACATTCATGGTTGAGGCCCAAAAGAAGTTTGAAGAGTCTCAGAAAAAGGCAGTAGAGGAAACTAAAGTTGAAGCAGAAGTTGATGTAATTACAGAGTCTAAAGAAGCTTAAATTTATGAAAGTAATCTCAAGACCAAAGGCAGTCCTACTTGAATGGATTGAAAAAGCCAAGTCAGGAGATAGTGAAGAATTTGTTATTGACGAAAAGAAGGTCAAGGTTGAGATCGAAGATTAGGTTTTTTACTTCTCTACGAAACCAATGTAGTCCACTTAATCACTGAGGCCCCGAGCGTTTAGTATGTGGAGCAGATAGCAGTTCGCCTGCTGTTGTCATAGTAGAGAACGATAAATTAGTGTCTATTAGGCTAGACAATTTCTCTCAGGTGGAAGGCATCTTATACACCTTCGGGTGGCGAAAATAAATCTTTTCACCTGTGGAGAGGTAACGAACTTATGAAAGGAGACAAGCCAACCCTAAAGCAAAAGAGATTTGCTAAAGAATATTTAGAGACAGCTAACGCTACTGAGGCAGCAGCCAGAGTTTATGATGTAAAGAATCGTAACGTAGCAAATAACATAGGAGCAGAGAACCTCGCAAAGCCTAGCGTATTAAAGATCTTAGAAAAAGCAGCTCCTGGCGCAATGGAAAGGATTGAAGAAATGAGTTGTAATGCTGAATCAGAAACGGTAAAACTTAATGCTAACAAAGATGTAGTAGACAGAGCTGGCTACAAAGCTACTGATAAAACTGATATTACTTCAGGTGGTGAGAAGATAGAACTAAAAGGAAGTGAGATAGTTATCGATGAGATAATCAAAGAAGCAGAAGCTAAGATAAGAGCTGAATACGCTAAGAAAGAATAATATGGCAGAGCTAGTTAAAATCGTAGAGCCTTCAGGCAAGACCTACGAAAAGAAAGGAGAGAACGAAAGCTTAGAGTTTCTGGTAAATACGCTTCAAAAGATTGATGATCGCTTAACTAAGATTGAGAATGCTTTTAATTCAATAGAGGAAGAGGTATGAATGAAGAAAATAAAATTCGTATAGAAGAAGGCTGTGACAGTATGGAACTTAAGTACACAGATAAAGGTTGGGTTCCTACTCTAAAACAAAGAATAATTGATTATCTTTATGGATTTATTAAATAAATATGAAATTTGGTCAGAAGGTTATGCTACTTCTGGTGAATCTGATGGAGCAATGCTACACGGAAATGGAACTGGAAAGACCTTTAGAGATGCTTGTATAGGATTCTTTAAGGGTGACGAATATTTTTATCTTGAAAGCATGTCTTATTGGGGCTGTAAACTGTATGACAATGAACAAGAAGCTAGAAAAGAATTTGGTTAGATTATCTTTATTCATTTATTAAATAGTGTATGAAATGTCCGTGTTGTGATGATTGTTGTGATAATTCTAGGTTATTTACTCCAGAGCATAAATGTAGTGATGAAAGTGTGTGTGAAGATTGTTACGTTACAGAATGTAAGAACTGTGAAAAATCATGTTGTTGTGATTTATAAATAAATGAACCCCGAAGACAAATCCATTCACTTATGGATAAAGAAACACAACATTAAGACTGAAACGGGTGTTCCTCTTGATTTCAAGGACCACCTGTTTATGTATGACATCTATTCAGATTTCTCACCTAACCTTGTATGCTTGAAAGCAGCACAGATCACCTTTTCAACAATGGAGATATTAAAGACGTTTTGGCAGGCCAAGCATTGGGGTGTGGACATCATTTACACTTTGCCAAGCTCAAACGATGTCAAAGATTTTGTCGGAGCCAAGGTCAACAGAATTATCGACAACAATCCGATATTACAAGAGTATGTCAAAGATAGGGATACGATTGAACAGAAGCGAGTGGGTGAGCAGGTTGTTTACTTTCGAGGTACATGGACGAGCAGGGAAGCCATCGCTGTGTCAGCTGATATTGTCAAAGCTGACGAGGTGGATCGCTCAGATCAAAAGGTTGTAGAGCAATACGAATCACGACTGCAACACTCTAAGTTCGGTCATCGTTCCTATTTCTCTAACCCTAGCTATGAAGGTAACGGAGTGAGTAAGTACTGGGAGAAGAGCGATAAGCGTCATTGGTTCATTACCTGTTCTAAGTGTAAAGGTGAGCATTACATGAACTGGCCTGAGAGTGTGGACATGGCTAAGCGTGAGTACATCTGTAAGCTATGCAAGGCCTCCCTTAGTAGAGAGGATCGTCGTGTAGGTCGCTGGAAACGCATGAAAACGCCGTATGTGCCACGTTACAGAGGATATTGGATCAATCTAATGATGGCTCCTTGGGTAGATTGTGAGGACGTTATAACGCAATACGAGGAGAAGGATGAGGAGTACTTTTATAACTTCGTATTAGGGCTGCCTTATGTTGGTTCAGGTAACAAGGTTGAAGAAAGCACGATCCGTAAGAACATAGAGGACAAGGCTAACAGCATGGAAGGGCAGATAATGATTGGAGTGGATACAGGGCTTGGTATTCACCTGGTGGTAGGTAATCATGCCGGATTGTTCTACTGGAATACAAGTGAGAACTATGATGAGTTTGAGCGGTTAATGACCAGGTTCAAAGACGCTGTGGCTGTGTTTGATGCTCAGGGAGACCTACAGAAACCACGAGAGCTACAAGAGAAGTACCCAGGGCGTATTTGGCTATGCTATTATAGACAAGACAGGAAGACTAACCAGCTTATTAAATGGGGTGAGAAGAAGGAGCGAGGAGTAGTACAGGCTGATCGTAATAGGCTTATCCAGTTCGTTGTGGATGAGTTTAGAGGTGGACGGATAAAGATTTATGGTAAGTCGGAAGACTGGGATGAATTTGTTAAGCATTGGAAGAACATTTACCGTTCAGAAGAAGAGACTAGCTTGGGAGTGATGAAACGAGTATGGAAGAGGTCAGGAGCCGATCATTTGTGTCATGCGGTTTGTTATTGGCGAATAGGCTTAGACCGGTTCACTGGAGCTAAAGGCAGCATGATAATGCCTGATGAAACCATATTTATTCCTACAGCACCAACAATAGGATATGACGGAACAGTCCCACTCAAAGATCTCGTTATGCCTGCTAAAGAAGAAGACTGGAGAGACGTGTAATATTACCCTAGAAGATGAGCAATACGCAGTCCTAGCAGAGATAATAGAGAATTATGCTATGTTAAGCACAATCATGGACGCAGTCAGAGACCTTAAAAGTGGTACTGCTCTGATTCATTTTGATGAGCATGGAAAACTTAGAAATATACGAGTGGACAAGTCTGTGTATAAGTTTACAAAGCAAGAAAAAGTTGATATACTTTAACTAGACTCTAACCTTGAAATATCAGGCGAGTAGACAATTTTTGTCTACCCGTCTTTTTTGATTTATATGGCAAATCCTTTTGCAGAAATACAACGTCAAGTCGCTGGTTTATTCGCTCCGGTTAATAAGCAACAAACTGGTACTCCCGAAGGAGATGGAGTAACTGGAGAACTTGAAGTAGAACTAGCTTTAAATATTGACGACAAAGAATTACTTGATCTCAAGGATACTTGGGAACAGGCCTATCGTGGTTACTATGAAAATATCAAACCCAAGCAAAAGGCGAACTTGAATTATTGGCTTGGTAATCAGCACGGAGGAACAGACAAGATTGTGGATAATGTTATCTTTCAGTCTATTGAAACATTCTTACCTATCGCAACCAGGCAACTCCCGACACCTGTTGTTTTAACTGAGAACGAAGAAGAGGGTAACGATCTGGCCAAGGATATGCAGAATATGCTGATGTTCATTGCTGATACTCAGAAGCTCAAAGTTAAGAACAAACAGATCATGCGTAATTGGGCATTAGATTATCTGGGTGTGATGAAGATCGGTTGGGACTTTGTAGAAGATCAGATTAAGTTGAAAGTTGTTGACTCTAAGAAGATGATCCTCGATCCAAAGGCAGCCCATGATGTGTCTGAATATGAGGGGCGTTACATTGGTGAGCGACGATCTGATGATGCTACAACAATGGTTAAACGCTTTCCTAAATTCAAGGATAAGATTACTCGGATGGTTCGTGGAAATATGGCCACAGAGGTTAAGTTCGTTGAGTGGTGGACACCGAAGTTTGTGTTCTGGACTCTGAACGACATGGTATTAGACAAACGAAAGAACCCACATTGGAACTACGGAGAAGAAGAACAGGTTACTAATACATATGGGATTGTAACAACAGAGATGAAGCGTGGTGAGAATCACTTTAAGCAGCCAAAGATGCCTTATATCTTTTTGTCTGTTTTTAATTTGGGAGATCAACCACATGACAGTACAAGTTTGATTGAGCAATCTATTTCCTTACAGGACACAGTGAACAAGAGAGCACGACAGATTGATAAGAACGCTGATGAGATGAACAACGGTTGGATTCTTAACAACCAGTTTACTAAAGAAACTGCGGCTAACTTTCAAACATCTCTTCGTAGGGGTGGAGCTGCAAGAGCACCGACTGAAAACATCAATGAGTCTGTGCAACGTATTAGTGCACCAGCATTACCTGCCTTAGTACCAAATGATCTACAAGACAAGCGTAACGAGATCCAGAACATCATTGGTGTGCGTGGTTCTACTCCGGCTGGCATTATGAATGAGCGAACGGTACGAGGAAAGATTGAGATCAAAGGACAGGACACAGACCGTATCGCTTACATCACTGATTTCCTAGAGCAGTTCACTGACCATGTCTTTAATTGGTGTGTTCAGATGATCTACGTTTACTACGAAGAAGAGCACGTTGGCGCAATCATCGGTAAAGAGAACGCTGCTGAATTTGTACGACTGAAGAATACTGATCTTGATCGTGAACTGCTTGTATCAGTCAAGGAAGGTTCAATGATCCCTCGTGATCCTTTGCTACGACGTAACGAGGCGGTTGATTTGTGGAGTGCTGGTGCTATTGATCCTATTAGTTTGTATGAGGCACTTGATAATCCTAATCCAAGAGACATGGCGGAGAAGCTAGTCAAGTGGTTACAAGACCCAGGTTCATTAGTAGGACAAGCGCAGCCAGCTTTACCTGTACAGGCAGGAGCGATCCCCGAGGCTGCACCAGAGGTTACTGCACCAGCAATACCTAATTTAGTAACACCACAAGTATGAGTGAAGTAAGTGAACTAACTTTTGATAAACAAGAGAAGGCTATTCGTGAAGCTATTACTGATACTGCTCGTGAGAGTGGTTCAAAGGCAGCTAAACGTGCAGCTAAAGAGAATGATAAAGGTATGCAGAATCGTCGAAGGATTGCTTATCAAATCTTTGACGAATCAATGGATCTATTTATGGAAGGGATGGATATGGATGAAGTGGCAGATGATCTTGCTAAGGCATTAAAAGCAATTGACTAATTATTAGCCTGACGTTCTCGGAGCGTCTATAAATAAATCCTGCGAAATTATGGCTATTGAAGAAGAAATGTTTGCGGATATCCCACAGGAAGGTGACAGTGCTGTGGAAGACGATAAACAGGAAGAAACCCCTGCGGAGTCGCAACCCGAAAAGGAACCATCGGAGTCTGAAACCGACGATCAACCAAAGGAAGAACCTAAGGAAGATGAACAAACGGAAACGGAAGAGCCATCGCAAGAGGGCGAAGAAGACGAGTCCACAGAGGATACGTCTGATAATACTCTTGACGAGAAGATACCGTTTCATAAGCACCCACGCTTTAAGACAATGAACAAGGAACTCAAAGAGCTTCGTGAAAAGCTAGGAGATTCAAAGTTCAGCGATGACATAGCAGAGCTTAAAGAATCGGTGCAGAATCTTAATAAACCAAGTGAAGAGATCCCTAAAAAGTTTGTTCATTTGTTTGGCGATAACAAAGAGGCTTGGGAGAATTTTCGAGAGCTTGTTACTGAAATGAATCAGGAAGGGCTTACAGCGCATCAACAAAAGGTTGAGGCAGCCAAAGAAGTTGAGAAACAGAATCAAGAAAGATCAGCTAATTTCTTAAAGGAGAGCTTTGAAACTCTCGCTGAAGATACCGGACTGAAAAACTTACTTGATGAAAAAGACTCGACTCGTAATGAGATTCTCCAGATAGCAATTGATTACGCACCAACAGATGAACAGGGTAATTATTCTATTGCAAAGTCATACAAGCTTTGGAAGCAATTGAATAAGCAACCTGTTGAGAAAAAGACAGCTCGGAAAAAGATTGCTGCAATGACTACTGATTCAAAAAGTAGTGGTGGCAAAGAAGAGGATGTCTGGACTCCTCAGAATCTAAAAGGTAGGGATTCGATTCACGATATGTAATTTAAACACGTATGGCAGTAAGTACAAAAGTGGCTGCTTTGACCCAAAATTATCTGGCCAAAGAGCTAAACGATACTGTCCTCGGAGCAAACGTAGGTTTCACTCGATTTGTTAGTGCAGCCAAAAAGTTCCGAGGTGCGCAGGTTGAATTTCCGTTTAAGCACGCTAAGAACACAGAAGGTGGTTCTTTCAGTGGTTATGACGTGCTTTCAACAACTGCAACCGACACCCGACTCAAACTGACTTATGATCCAAAATTTGTTCAGAAGCCGGTTGTCTTGGCCCGTACCGAAATTAGTAAGAACCGTACTGAAGAGAAAGTATTGGATCTTATTGAAGTCGAGATGGCCTCATCCGCACAGGACTTAGCCGATGACCTCGGTACTATGTTCTATGCCGATGGAACAGGAAACTCAAGCAAAGACCTACTTGGTCTCGGTGCTTTAATTGACGATGGAAATAACGTCGCAAACATTGGTGGTCAGCCTCGAGCTACCTATTCTGGACTTCAGTCAACCGTTACCGCCTCTGGTGGAACAATGACTTTGGCTCAATGGGACTCATTATGGGATGCCGTCACAAGTGGACAGAACAAACCAACGGTTATTCTTACTACTGAGGCTGTTTTCTCATTCTATTCACAGCTCGTACAACCACAGGAGCGTATTGTTAAGAACGTAAGTCTTTCAAAGGCTGGTATCGAAGGTGAGACTGGATTTGTTGGAATGGCTTATCGTGGTGCTCCAGTATTGGCAGACGAAAAGTGTACAACTGGATATCTTTATTTTGTCAACGAGAAGACTATTGATTTCTTAGCAATCAACTATGATGGTGCAGAACCTGTTAATTTCAAGATGACTGACATTAAAGGTAATGACTATTCTAGTGTTAAAGGTCTCGGATTTGGATGGACTGGATTTGTTCGTCCTGCTAACCAAGAGTCGTTGATTGGTCGAATCATCTTCTCAGGTGAGTTTATCACCCGAAACCCACGACATAACGGAGTTCTCACTGGTATTACTGGTGTATAATCCGTTCTAATTCACTTAATGATCTATTTTTATGGCTCTTAGTGCAGAAAACTATGATCCGGCGTTGAAAGCAGGTGCTGTTATTTCAGCTTCTGTCGTTCTCGATGACGGTGACGTTACGGCGGCCAAGATCGAGGCTTTAAGTGCGGGTCAGTTTATCATCGGTGTTGATGGTACTTCGGCCAATAACACCAAAGTGGTGATGAGCGGAGACGCAACAATGGATGCAACAGGTGCAGTTTCTATTGCTAGTGGTTCAACCGACGTTACAGATATTGAAGCTTTAGCAGACGGAGAAATTATTATTGGAGTTGATGGTACGGCTGCTAATAATGCTAAAGTGACTATTAGTGGTGATATTTCTTTGAGTAATGCTGGTCTTACAGCGATCTCTTCTGCTGTTATTGTTAATGCAGATATTAATGCAGCAGCAGCAATTGCGTTTACTAAGTTAGCTGGTCTTACCAGAGGATCAATCATGTCTGGTCAGACTTCTGGTGGTGTTGTTACTGCTCTTAATGCAAAAACAGATGGTTATATCTTGGTTGGTGATGGTACTGATCTTGCTTCTGTGGCTGTTACTGGTGATATTTCGCTTACAAATGCTGGTGTGACTGCTGTTACCTCACTCGATTTGGAAACTGCTACTGTTACCAATATTGTAGATACTGAAATAATGATCGGAACGGGTGCAGGTACAGCTGGCTTCTCATTAGTTACCGGAGATATTAGCTTATCAAATGCAGGAGTCGTTGCCCTAACGTCGCTTGATCTTGAGACGGCCACTGTTACTAACATTGCTACAACCGAGATTATGATCGGTACAGGAGCCGGTGCTGCTGCTTTTGCAGCTCTTACTGGTGATGTAGCAATGACAAATGCTGGTGTAACAACAGTTGATAATCTTACTCTTGGCTCAGACGCTCAAGGAGATGTTTATTTCCGAGGAGCCGCTGGATTGCAACGATTAGCTGCTAGTACAAGTGGTTGGGTTTTGAAGACTCAAGGTGCTGGTTCTAACCCAATTTGGGAAGCAGCTACTGTTGGAAGTGCCGGTGCTCTTCTTAGTCCGTTTACTGTTGAAGGTGGAACTTATGATCCTGAGACTACTGTAACTACACAGTCAACTGGAGCTGCTGCTTTGGGAATTCCTGACTTGAACAATGTTGCTCAAGATTGGGTGTTTACAGCTCATGCTCAGACATTCACAAACAAAACACATACTCTACCGATCATTGTAACAACTGGTGCAATTGTCGATGCAGGTGGAGATGAGTACATCGTGTTTATTGAAGATACTACTCCTATTGAACACTTGCAGTTGACTTCAGGAGACGCTGGAGTTGGTGTTCAGCTGAAAGCTGAAACCAGTGCAACAAATGCAGACTTACATTTGGATGCTGCTGGAACTGGAGATATTATTGTTGATAACGGAAGTGAGTTGACTTTTGCAAGAGCTACATTTGATGCTCTTGTTGTTGTGGCTGATCAAACTGGTGAAGATCACACGTTCAATATCCCTGATATTGCAACTGGTGCTTCTGATACCTTTGCTTTCTTGGCTGAAGCTCAGACATTCACCAACAAGACTTTGACTTCTGCAACATTGACCACACCGATCATCGTAACTACTGGCACGATTACAGACGCTGGTGGAGCTGCTTATGTGACTTTTGTTGAGTCAGCCACTCCACGAGACAGCATCCAAATCACACAGGGTGATGCTGGTGCAGGTGCAACAATTGAGTCAATTACCGCAGATACCAATGCCAACCTGGTTCTTGCAGCTGCTGGTGCTGGTGACATTATGGTTAGTGACGGAACAGAGTTTATCTTTGCCCGTTCAACCAATAATGCCTTATGGGTTATTGCTGACCAGGGAACTGCTGAGTCAACATTGAACTTCCCAACTCAGGCAAATGCTAGTGATACTGTTTGTTTACTTGCTGAAGCTCAGACCTTTACTAACAAGACAATTACCTCACTGATTATTGCAACTGGTGACTTCATTGTTGACGCTGGTGGTGATGAATTACTTGGATTCACAGAAAGCACTACCCCTGTAAACTTCTTGGGTGTTGAATCAGCAGATACTGGTGAAGAACCGACTCTTTATGGTGCTGGTAGTGATGCCGATGTAGGCATAAATTTCCTGATGAAAGGTTTGGGAGCAACCGTAATTTTAAGCGAAGATGCAGGAGCAGTTGGTTCAACACTGATTCTCAAACAAGAAGGTGACTCACAGGCAAACTCAGATGTTTGTTCTCGATTGATCTTCCGAGGTCAAGATAATGCAAATGCAGTAGAAGATTATGGACGGATTGATATGGTAGTTGATGATATTACCGCAGCCAATCCAGACGGTTCAATGCTCATGTATGTTAATGTGGCTGGAACCCTCACACAACGATTGAAGATTGTTGGTGGTTCAGGTAACGAGGTTGTAATTGGATCTACTGCAGCAGCCGCTGCGTTACTTTCAAATGGAAATAATGACTTGGTCTTGAAAACTGGTAATGCAACTACAAGTCAAATCATTATTACCGATGGACCAAATGGAGCAATCTCTTTGTTGCCAAACGGTTCTGGCCCAATCAATCTTGGTGGTGCAATTATTCATTCAGACATCACAACTTCATCTGGCCCTGCTCCTGTAGCAATTACAGGTGGTGTACATGAAGTCACCACAACTGGTGCTGGTGATGCTATGGGATTAGCCAACGGTACTGCTGGACAACGCTTAAGCGTTATCTATGTAGCCGAAGGTGGAGCTGGTGACACAGCTGTAATTACCCCAACTACTTTAGCTGGTGGAAATACAATTACACTTAACGCACTCGGTGATTCAGCCGACTTAGTATACTCAGCCACAGGTGGTTGGTATGTACTTGGTCTTGGTGGAACCGCTGCCGTTGCTTAAACTTAATTAACTAATCTCGAAAAATTATGGCTAGTTTGACAAGTCAGGCAATGTCTTTCGAGTCGC